CCATTTCGAAAAGATGAAAACTGTTCCCCACCATAACTTACATCCATAGATTCTAAAACGCAGGTTGTAAATTTATGAAAATATGAATTTTTTTGTTGACCGAAATAATATGTAATATTAAACTCTGAGGGATAGATAAAAAATAAATTACCATCAGACATTTCTGGATGCATATGAAACTTAAACGTTTCAATTATTCTAAAAACATCGGCTGACTCTTTTTTATTTTTAGGAAAAAATTTATATTTAAAAGCAAAAGATCTAAAGTCAACCGATTCAAAAACTGTCTCTTTAAAGGGATTCAAAGAGGTGCCTGTTGAAGCACTTAGCGCTGAACTTAAATCAGCACCTCCGAATGCACCAGGTAATTTTGCAAGCGAGGCTCCAACCGCAGCTCCAGCCTCTCCAGGATTCTTAAGAGTTTCTATTCCCCCCGCTAAAGCTCCAACTAAAACCCCGAGATCTTTATTAGCATAGTTCATACTGTACTTAACAGTAGGGGGCCCGTCAACATATAATGCTATAGCATCCGAAATTCTAAAAGTAGTATCTGGTTTTAAAATATCAGTACCTAAAATTGAAGCCCCTGCAGCACCAGCTGCTGCAACCCCTAGGGAATTAGCTGCAAAATTAACTCCAGATTCAGTTATATTTCCTGGGCTTTTTCCCCCAGTTAAATTAAATGCTTTAGAAACACTCTTTGCTAATGAAGATACTGCTATCCCTGCTCCAGCACCAGCTGCAGCAGCCTGCACCCCTCTCAAGGCTGGACTAGCTAGTTGAGCTTGGGTTAAATTAGCAGCATCAGGGTTTCTTTTAACTTCAAATTGTGCCTTATCTTGATTAAACTTAGACTTACCACGGATGTTAATATTAAAGAGTATATAATGCTGTAAGTTATCTGCTGTTTGGAGATCAGATGGATACTGAGTTATATTAACTTTGAACTTATTTTCATCCGATCTTCTAGTTGCAGACCTATTATTGTTGTAATTACCATCCGGGGCTTTCGTATTATAATCTTTTTGCGCCGCATCCCGTACGCTTTGTATTGTTGTGGCCATGGAATTCCATAAATAGTTGGATTATATTATATTTATCCCGTTATGTACAAAGCAACTTACAAAGGCCGTTACAGGGTCGCCAATCCTTCTAAGTATAGGGGTGACATTCATGATGTCATCTATCGATCGTCTTGGGAGTTAAAATTTATGAAATGGTGTGATAATAACGTCTCGGTACTTGAATGGGGGTCTGAAACTATGATTATACCTTACAAGTCTCCTGTAGATAGTAAGGTACATCGTTACTTTGTAGATTTTTATATTCGTGTTAAAGACAAGCACGGTGCCATTACCAAGTATTTAATTGAGATTAAGCCAGAAAAATTCACTAAACCGCCAGCTATCCCTCAACGCCAGACTAAAAGGTTTATTGATGAAGTGTTCCAATACGGGGTTAATCAATCTAAATGGAAGGCAGCAGACGAGTATTGTGTTGATAGAGGTATGAAATTCCTTGTTTTAACCGAAAAAGACCTTGGGCTATAACGGATAAATATTATTATGGCAACTGTTAATCCTTTCCAAGATATTAGAATGAAAGCGGGTGATGTAGACCGCTCTCTTAACTGGTATCAGGTTCAAATTAAGAACCTTAAAAACGTCAGACCTAATCAGTTGATGTCGAATACACCTGAGTTAACGACAACCATTATGCCTGGCAACATGTATATGTTCTTTTACGATGCTAAGTTAAAAGACAAGTTACCTTACTGGGACATGTTTCCTCTGGTGCTGCCTTTTAGAAAAGTACAGGGTGGGTTCTTTGGATTAAACTTACATTATATCCCTTACCCCGTTAGATTTAAATTACTTGCAGCAATGCATGATTTAGCCTATGATGCTAAGGTTACTGAGAATACAAGGCTTCAGTTAAACTGGAGAATATTGAATGCTTCAACCAGATATGCACCTGTTAAAGCTTGTGTAAAACATTATCTTTTTGATCAGCTTCAATCTAGATTTTTAAAGGTGCATTACCCCGATTGGGTTACAGCCTCCCAGCTTCCAGTTGAGAGATTTATTGGAGCTAACAAACAAGAGGTCTGGAGAGACTCCAGAAAGAAATACTAATGGCAAAAGCTAATTTTAATTTAAGTCAATTTCTATCACAGTCAAGAAGAGATAGCTTTGCCAGGGTAAATCGATTCGAGGTCTTTATTCTTCCCCCGCTCGCTCTAAGTCGAAATAGAGATGCTATTTCAGTAAGTTTATATTGTGAAATGGCCAGTTTACCCCCAGTCAATATTTCTACTAAATCATTTAAGATTTTTGGACCTACTTATCAAAGACCGTTTGGTGCAGAGTATGGTGGCGAAGGTATATCATTAACATTCCATGTTGATAGAGATATGAAAGTTAAAAAGTTCTTTGATGAATGGACTGCAAAAGTAGTAGATCCAGATTCCGGTCTTGTCGGCTACCAAGAAGAATATACTACAACTATTCGTCTAAGACAGTTGGATGAACAAGATACTGTTACATATGGAATTGAATTGACAGAAGCCTTTCCAAGAAGTGTAAATTTACTTGAGTTAAATAATTCTGCGCAAAATCAAACACACCGCCTTAATGTTTTATTTGCATACCGGTATTGGAAAGATAGAGATAGGGAGTATGAAACTACACCTACAGATATACCAAGACAGCTACTTAACCCAAGTATACCTGTGGTAGATAATAGATTGACGGACGTACAAGCAAACGCTGCAAGAGCATCTTTTGCAAGAACCGATCCCAGAAGAGTTGATCTAGGATAAACCTTAATAATGAAAAAGGAAATATAATGGCTTTACCGAAATTAGAAACACCAACGTATGAATTGATTTTACCTTCAACTGGTAACCAATTAAAATTTAGACCTTTTTTAGTTAAAGAACACAAGATTCTTTTAACTATGTCAGAGGCAGATAATAATGAAGTAGCAAGAATTATTAGGGAGTTAGTAGATGTATGTACGTTTAAAACCCTAAAGATAAATGACCTTCCGCATTTTGATATTGAATATATCTTTATGCATTTAAGAGCTAAGTCAATTAGCGAGACCGTTGAAGTAATTGTTAATTGTGAATGCGGAGAAAAAATTGATACCAGTTTTAATATAGAAGAACTAAAGGTAGTAAAACCTGAAGGTCATTCTAATAAAATTATGATTAATAATGAAATTGGTATTGAATTAAAGTATCCTAATATTGATGATGTTGTAGATGTGTTTGCTACTAAGGATAATCAGAAGGTAATAGATCTAATTATTAAAAGTATAAAAGCTATCTACAATCAAGAAGAGTATTGGGAGGCATCGGATCAATCGAAAGAAGAGTTAGAAGAGTTTGTTTATTCTCTAACCAAAGAACAGTTTGATAAACTTGAACAGTTTTTTGTAACTTCTCCAAAGATTGTACAAACAATTGAATGTGATTGTCCTAAGTGTGGTAAACATAATATTTCCAAACTCGAAGGACTACAGAATTTTTTCGTATAACCCTTTCCCAGGATAGTTTAGTTAATTATTTTACGCTAAACTTTTCATTAATGCATCATCACAAATATAGTTTGACTGAGATTGAAAATATGATGCCATGGGAGAGGGAAATTTATGTTTCGTTATTGATAGATTATATTAAACAAGAAAACGAAAAGCTGAGAATGCTTAAACAAAATGCGAGGAATACATGACCAAAGAAAATAAAAAAGAAGAAAAAGTAGCTAAGAAAGCAGAAGAAGATTGGATGACCAAGAAATGGCGTCCGATGATGGCAATAATGTATATGACTTGTTGTCTGATGGATTTTGCTGTATTCCCAATTATGTTTACCATAGTTCAGTTCTGGGAAACTGCTATACAGAATGATGCATTTAGACAATGGGTTCCTATTACACTACAGGGTGGTGGTTTGTTCCACGTAGCCATGGGTGCCGTTCTCGGTGTTTCAGCCTATGGTCGTACCCAGGAAAAAGTAGCAGGAGCATCGAATGTCTCAACCAGTTTCCAAGGTGGTGGGGTACCAACACCTACCCTATCTTCTTCAGTACCGTCGTTCTCAGGCGGTGGGTTTAACTCTCCACAGCAATCACCAGGCTTTGGAGCACCACAGACTCAATCATTCGGATCTTCCCAGTCCTATAATACAACAGAAACGACAACTGAATTTAGCATGAGTCCTGCTCCTACATCGGCGCCCGGTGGAAGAAGACCCGTTACACCTAACTTCAACGTATAATGGAAAAGCCTTCTTCTTCAGATCCAAACTTTAAAGCGTTCCTTAATAAACTTAAGGAACAAAATGGTAATGAGAGTATTATACAAAATGATTCTCCCCCAGATAGCAATACTACTAAGGGGGAGCTTGACGGGGTAAAAGATTCCCTTAAACAAGGACTGCAGGGGGTAGATGACAAGTTAGTAAAGTTTCAAGATCGTCTTGAAACAGTGAATACTTCTCTTTTAAAATTTGCAGAAGCAATTCAAGGTAATGCGTTAAATAGGGTTGTAGAAGCAAAAAATGAAAAAGAAGATAAAGAAGAAGTAGATAATTTTGATCCTAGTCTATTAGGTAGACTTAAATCTTTTATGACTGACGGTGAATCAGACAAACCAGGTCACGGGTTATTTCAAAAACCCCCAGCCGAAGTTGTAAAGAAGGAAAGAGAAGATAAGGTATCTAGTCCTAGAGAAGTAAATCCAGAAGCAGATAATATTAATACTTCTGCAGAGATTCAATTAGATGCTGCTAAAAAAGATCTAGAACTTTCTAAAGAGATGCTTGATACAACCAAGCAAGAACTTACCTTACTCAAAGAAATTAAAGATGCCCTAGCCCCTAAAACCCCCGCTGAGTTAGGCAATAATAATGCACAAGGACTTGGTGTAGCTGGAGCAGCTGGAGCGGCACTAGCACCAGAAGCTTCAAGTTCCCCTGGTGTTAATATAGATCTACCTGTACCTGGTCTTCCAGATAAAAAAGACGGTAAGCCTAGTAAACCAGGTAAAGAACCCGGTAAGGCTGGTAGACTAGCAGCTAAAGGATTAGGTAAATCATTACTTAAAAAAATACCAGTTATTGGAGCTGTTGCAGGTCTTGCATATGGCGCCAGTAGAGCAATGAGTGGAGATTTTGCTGGAGCAGGTATGGAGGTAGCTTCAGGTCTAGCTGGAACAATACCCGGAGTAGGCACTGCAGCTTCAGTCGGAATAGATGCTGCGCTAGCAGCAAAAGATGCTGGTGTGTTTGATAAAGAACAAGCACCAGCTACTGCCCCAGCTACTGCGCCAGTTGCAACTGCTAGTACGTCTCTCGGAGGAGCTATAGCAGCTACTGCTGATACATCTAAAAAGCAAGAAGCTATGCTTACCCCTGCTCAAGAAAAAGAAGCTGAGCCTTTAATTAGTGAAATGTTATCACTTCAAAAAGAATTGCTAGAGTTAAATAATAACTCTTCTATGCCTAGAGATGAATATAAGGCTAAAAGAAAAGAAATAGGTTCAAAACAAGCGGCAATTACTAAGCAATTAGATTCTATAAAACCTGGTTTTGGAGAAGAGGTTTTTGGCTATACCTCAGGACCAGGTGCACTCGATGCTTCTAAAGAAACATCATCTTCTGTAATTGATAAAATGAAGCAGGACTCTAAAACAATTAGTGAAGAAAGTTCAAAAGTCATATCAAAAGAAAAAGTTACTGGTGAAAAAATCATAAGTCAAACTACTACTAACGTAAAAACTACTTCTGCAGATAGTCTAACTAAGGACGCTTCTTCAGCTCAACAAAGTCTAGTTAATTTGGATGAAAAATATGCTAAAAAAGCTGCACCTATAGTTGAAAAACTAAGAGCAGAAGGTAAAATTGACGGTGTTGTTACGGATGAAGATTATCAACAAATTCCAGAACTTCAAGCTATTAAAAAAGAAAAAGATGCTGAAAAATTAAGCTTGGAAGCAAAAATAAAACCCGGGCTTGTTAGTTCCGTATCTTCCGAGGTAGTAAAAACATCTACTGAAAATGCAGATATGTCGAGGGAGATAGGAGGAAGAGGTGGAGCTAATAACACCGTAGTATCTAATAATGTAAGTAGCAATAATACTACTAAATTTGTACCAATGAAATCATCACCTAGAGCTGAAAATACCGGGTCAGCACTTGATCGATATACAAGTCGAATAACAACCTACTAATAAAAAAGGGGCATTTTAAGCCCCTTTTCTTTACTTCTTCTCAGCTGGCTTATCTGCCGGCTTTGCTACAGGCTTCTCAGCCGCTTTCACCTCTACAGGTTTTGTATCGGCTTTCTTTTCAGCAGGCTTTGCATCTGCCTTTTTCTCTACTGGCTTCTTCTCCGCCTTCTTTACAACGTGGCAACCATCTGCCTCCGTCTGACCTTCTTTACAAGGCTTCTTAGGTCCAATACCATCGGCGGCAAAGGCAGTCAAAGCAAGCGTAGAGATAACAATTGCAAAAATATTCTTCATAAAAATCTCCAAAAAAATTAAATTAAAGTTACACTAAAATCTAATTAGCTCGTCACCCTACCTGGACCTAAGTTACAAAGGTAACGAGTATCCAGGATCGGGCTAGGACTACCTAATTAATCATCATTCGCCAACTTGGCGAAATAAGATAGGGAATCATCTGTGTCGTCGAAATCAGCCTTAGGCTTGGCGGCAGGCTTAGCTGCAACCGGCTTAGGCATATCTTCATCAAGGCTTGTGGCTTCAGCACGGGGTGCAGATGCACCGGTTGCAGCCAGAACCATTTGAAGCTTTGCTTTCAATTCGTCATATGACTTAAAGTTTTTAGGATCAACAAACTCAGCTAATGAGTGTTGCTTCTTCCAGATCGACTCCATTTGATCGTCATCTGCCAAAGGTGTTGCTGAATCAAATTCAGACTTATCGTAGTTACGATAACCTTCAACATTACGAATCTTCAACTTGAAGTTAGCACCCTTCCAAAAGTCGAAAGGATTAACTGGATCCTCATCCTCAAATTGAGGTTGCATTACATCCTTAATCTTATCAAAGATCTTCTTACCGAACTTATACAGCTTAACCGTACCTTCGTTTTCAGGGTGTGCAGGATCTTTAACCACGTAGATATTAGCAACATAGGTCAGGCGACGTTTTTGTTTACGTACCAGATCTTTGTTAGCCTCAATACCAGAATTCCACAACTCAGTATTGAGTTCAGAAACGGGATCGGCTTTACCCAGGGTTGTGAGAGAGTTCTCGATGTACCACTTACCTGTAGGGCCTTGGAAG